GTGCTGGTCTGCGGTCTCACGGCGGCAGCTAAAAACGCATACGAAGCCTCGCTGGTCGAGATTAAGGGCACGAGCCGCAAAGTCAAGCTGGAGAACGCCACGGCGAAGCTACTGGTGCGGACGGTGGTCAATCGGCAGCGTCAGGCCCTCTTTACCGAGGGTGACATCGAGCGATTGGGCACGAAGAGCGCGGCGGCGTTGGAGCGACTGACGAAAGTCGCGCAACGCTTGTCGGCCATGAATCAAGACGAGGTAGAGGCGCTCGTAAAAAACTCCGAAGCAACCCAGAGCGACGATTCGCCTACCGTCTCGCTCTGAGTCTGGGGGAGCCGAACCCAGACAGGTTGCTGTCACGAATGTCCGCCAGGACATTCGCAGAATGGCAGGCGTACTGTTCGATTGAACCGTTCGGCCCACAGGCCGAGTTTTGGCGCGCAGGTATGATCGCCTGCATGATCGGCAATGTGAATCGGAAGAAGAATCAGCAGCCGTTCAAACCTGAGGATTTCATGCCGAAAGGGTTGTTCGAGCACACACCCAAAGAGCTCACGCCGGAGCAGACGGCGCTGCTGCTCCAGCAGAACTTTGAGGCGTACGCGCAGGCGCAGAAGGTCACGGGGCAATAATGGCGAACCGCATTGCACTGGAGCTCATCGCCGACGCCAACCCCATGATGAAGGCGCTGGATCAGGCGCAGCGCAGCCTCGACCAATTTACGAAGAGTGCGCAGTCAGCGGGGCAGGAGATCGGTGGGAGCCTCAGCACCGCCATCGACAATTTCACAAACTTTGCGAAGGGCGGGGCTGCGGCGGCTGGCATCCTGGCTGGCGGATTTGCGGCAGCGGCTGCCGGAGCGGTAGCACTCACGGCCAGCGCAGCGGATCAAGTTGATGAGCTTGATCGGTTAAGCCAGAAGACCGGCATCGCGTTAAGCACGTTGCAGAGTTGGTCGGTCATTATGGATGAGAACGGTATTCAGGCTGAGGCGCTTACCAGTGGCATGCGGACTCTCTCCAAGCAGATTGTTGAGGCGCGTGATCCATCGAGCAAGGCGGCGGCAGCCTTTAAGGAAATCGGGATTTCCATCAACGGGCTGAGTACTACAGATTCTGTCATCCGAGATCTATCCGACCGATTCAAGGAGATGCCGGATGGGCCGGAAAAAGCTGCATTGGCAATCCAGTTTCTTGGGAAAGCTGGGCTTGACATGATCCCGTTGATGAATAAAGGCAGCAAGGCGTTTGATGAGTCGAAAGAGGCGGCGAAGCGCTACGGCGCACAGCTGAACGATCTGCAAAATAATGCACTGAAGGCAACCGACACAGAACTTGGTCATGTCGGCGTCGCGGCGAATGCGCTGAAACTCAATCTGGCCTCGATCTTTGCACCATCCGTGGAGTGGGCGGCGCGCATGCTGGCCGATGCCATTGGGTTCCTCGCTCACCAGGCCCGTGCTGTGGATACAGCACTTGATACATTGGCCATCAGGCTGACGCATATCGGTCTCGCAGCCAAACAGCTGGGGTCGGTGCTGTTTTCGAAAGATGTGCTGAATACCTCAGCCTGGCAGGAGGCATTAAAAAACATCACGCTCATCGACCAGGAGGCGGCCAAGCTCATCGCCAAGCGCCGCGCGCTGGCGGATGTGGCGACGGTCGAGAAGGGCACGACGGTCCAAATGGGCGCGACGGTGGCGCGTGGGGCGATGGTGAGACAGGGGCCAGACCAGAGTGATCATGTCGCGGCCTATCAAGCGGAGCAGGTCGAGCTGCGCGCGCTCGGCAACCTTCAGAATTTCTTAGGTCGCATGACCGTGGAGCACTCTCAGAAACAGCAGCAGAATTTGTCGAAAGAGCTCGATCTCTATTTCCAAACCGAGAAAAAGATTTCCGTCCTCACCTCGCAAGAGGAGGCCGGTGCCAAGATTGTGCAGCAGGCCACGGAGGTCTGGAAACATCGGAATGATACGCTGGAAATGGCGGTCGAGCGCGCTAAAGTTCTCGATGAGGCAGAACAGACGAGAGCACGAACGGAACTGTCGTTGTTTGGCCAGTCAAAAGACGCGATCAATGCCCGGATGAATTTAATCGAGGCGGAAGGCGCGTTGAGGAAGCGCCTCATTGAAGAGTCCATCTTTGATGAGCGTCGACGGAAAGCAGCGCTTGAAAATCTGGACATCGAGTTGGACACGAAGAAAAGGCAGGTCGCTCAAGCCTATCCGACATTCTTTCAGCAGCAGATGAAAGCCCTTGAACAGAGTAATGCGTTTTCCATCTCGTTAATTTCAAACACATGGACATCTGGTCTCGCCAACGCGATCGTGAACGGCGGCAACTTCGCCGAGCAGGCGTGGAAGTCGACACAAGTCGCGCTCCTCCAGGGGGTCCTGAATTTCGTTATCGGGAGAGCGGCTATCTTGGCAGCCGCAGCGGCTAATGAATTGGCCATTGAAGCCACGCTTGTGGCTAGCAAAATATCGCTGAATACCGCCAAGAACGCCACGATCGTGGCGGGGGATGCGGCGGCGGCAACAGCGACGACGAGTATTTGGGCCGGGGCGGCGGCTGGGATCACCGGGACATTTGCCGTGCTCACCGGAGCCATCACCGGATTTTTCACGGAGACCTTGATCCCGTTCTTCGTCTCGATTGGCGAAGCCCTTATGACGTTTCTGTCATCCATCGCCGGGGCCGCCTCATCCACCATTTTCGGCATTCCGTACGGCGTTGCGATTCTGGCGGGAGTCGCCTTGATCGGCGCGGCGATTGGATCGCTGGCAGCCTTTGCCTTTGCCGACGGCGGCATTGTGACGGGCCCGACGATGGGGATGGTCGGAGAGGCCGGTAGTTCTGAGGCGGTCATTCCACTCAACAAGCGCGGGGCCTCGTTCATGAATGAGGCGTTGGGAGGCGGCAAAGGCGGAGGACCGACGACGATCATTGTGGAATTGGACAAGCGCATCATTTCTAGAGCCGTGTTCGACGAGCTTCCATCCATCATGCGTCTGCGCGGGGTGCCGGCATGAGCTTTGGCGCGATCCCTTTTGCAGAATCGACGCTGGCTGGATCGACCACCGGCCTCGCTCCGGCTGGGGGTGGCGGCGGCGGAGAGCCGGAAACGCCCACGGTGGTGCTGGCGCCGTTTACGGTGGAGATCAGCGGTGTGGCGGTGAAGCCGATGGAGGATTCTGTATCGATAGACACAGAATTAGGCCGGCAGGGCACCGCCTCGTTCACGCTGGTTAATCCGTACATCTTGGTGCGGCTGGGCGCGACGGTCAAGATCAAGTTTTATGACGACACGATTTTTTCCGGGTCCATCGATCGCATCACTGAGGATGCTGATCTGGTGCAGGCGGTGACGACGCTGCGAATCGAATGTTTGGACCATGCGCAACTGCTGGTGCGGAAGAAAGTCAAGCGCAGTTTTACGAATGTGACAGTGGAGCAGATCGCATCCGCGCTGATTGAGTTTGAGCTGCTCAATGATGGGATCACGCTCGGCACAGTGGATGCGTTGCCGGTGATTCCCTCGATCGATGCGGACGCGGTGTCCGCCTACGATCTGCTCAACGATGCGGCCGTGAGTGTCGGCGCGATCTTCACGATCGACCACGAGAAACGGGTGCATTTCACCAGGCAATCCATCGTGCCATTGCCCACGGTGTTGGACGGAGCGGCGATCGAGTCCTGCCAGCGCTCCACCGATCGAGAGACGTACCGCAACAAAGAAATTGTGACGGTCACGGGGACGCCCGGTCCTGGCGGGCAGGCGATCAGCGTGACATTGGAGTCCAATAATGGTTCGCAGGTGTCGGCGCAATCGGTCATCGAGGAGACCTCCGGCCTCTATACCGGCATGAGCGCGATTACGCACCCAACCGCCAACGATATCGTGAGCCTCACACGGTTGGCCTTCTCCTATGGGCGCACGTTGCTGGCCGTGCAGGGCTCGTTTCGGGACACTCTGCGCGTAGAGACGAGGCGCTCTGGATTTCGCGTGGGGCAAATGGTCACTGTCTCACTGGCGCAGCGAGGCATTCAAGGAAATTGGGTGCTGCAGCGAGTGGCGATGCGGGACGTGGGTGGTCTCTGGATGCGCTCGGATTTGGAATTCTCCGTATCCTCACTCCAGCGTCGTGCGCAGGCCCTGTGGCTGGACGTCGTGCGCAAGGGGTCGGTCGTTACGTTGCCGCCGACGGCCATCACCACCAATGTGCAAACCTATTCGACGCCAGGCGCCTATCAGTTCGAGGTGCCGGCGGGAATCTTTCTGCTGCAGGTCTCCTGTTTCGGAGCTGGAGGTGGCGGCGGCGGTGGGGCCGTCAGTACGTTCGGCTCGTTACCGCAGCAGCGTGCCACCGGAGGCCAGGGCGGGCGCGGTGGATTGGCCGTCACGGTCATAGGTGTAAATCCTGGGAATATCATCAGTGTCACGGTGCCGAGCGGAGGCGGAGGCGGGGCCTACGCGAGCCAGTTAAACAACGGCATCATCGCGGTCGGGGCCAATGGAGGATGGGGCGGCGATGCTGTAGTACGTAGCGGGTCGAGTACGCTGGTGGTTGCCTATGGCGGGCAGGGTGGGCAGGGTGCCGTAGCGAACGCCTATAACGGCCTCTCGATCACCTATCAGAAAATGCCCGATGCGGGCGGTGTGGGCAACGCGGTCACGGTCGGTGGCGGCGCGCATCAAGGCGCCGGCGGCAACGGCTCTCCGCTGCAGAACGGCGTGGCAGGCGGAAACGGATCGATTATTCTGGAGTGGTAGATGACAACACCGGTCAGCAATTTCGGGTTGGTCACTGTGAGCGGCGCCTACGATGCCTCGGCTGTCACCGTCGCGCTGCAAACAGGTGATGGATCGCGCCTGCCCGAGACGTTCGGAGGCTACACCTATCCGCTCACCTGGTGGAACGCCACAGACTACGCGCACCCTGCCCTGGATCCCAATAAAGAAATTGTGCTGGTGACGGATCGATCGACCGATGCGCTCACCATCACGCGGGCGCAGGAAGGCACGAGTGCGTCGACGAAAAACATCTCAGGGAAAACCTACTACCTCAGTCTTGGAATTACGAAATCTATGTGGGAGTCGCTTAGAACGCCCACCCAGTGGTTCCAAGGATTGCAGCTCCAGACACATCGCGATTCAGATTTATCACACAAGGAGGTCGAACTGGTCGACGTGGATTCGATCATTATGGATGACGGCACCGAGCTAAGGAACGACAACGGTGAATGGAGCGGGAAGGTCGCGGACATCACGGTTTCAGGAGCCGGGGGACTGGATAGCGGGACGGAGGTCACTGCGCAGTGGTTTGAAATACACGCGATTGCCAAAGAGGACGGTACCAGGAACCTCGTGCTGCATCAGTCCAAAATATGGTTTTCCTCTGCGTCCAATTTAGGCGGTGATGATGCGAGCCAGGGGATTCGCTCAGCCGTCGATAACTCTACGGTCAAGGTCGCGCAGGGGTTCACCATCTCAGATTCAGGCCCGGCTGTCTATGTCGCTGCGCAACTGCTGAAGGTTGGGGCGCCTACCGGCAAGATATGGTTCACCCTTGAGACAAACAACGCCGGCCATCCCAGCGGAACCGTGGTGGCGACATCGAGCGCGTATGACGTGGCGCGGCTCTCGACGACGGCGCAGATGGTGCGGTTTTCGGTCACGTCAAGCCAGGTTCTCTCCACCTCGACCCAGTACCATCTGGTCGTACAGGGGAGCTGGACGGTCAGTGCCACCCATTACGTCGCCTGGAGGATGGATGGCAGCGCTAGCACCTATGCGAACGGAGCGAAGGCGCTGTTCGATTCCGACACCTCCGTTTGGATAACCGATCCTGACGACGACATGATCTTCGAAGTTGGGATCGAGACAGGCAATTCAGCGCTGTCCTTACCAACAGGCTATACGAAGCAGTGTTTTCTTGGATGGGTCTTTAATGATGCTGCCGGCAATTTTATAAACTTCATGCAGGTGGATCGCACCAGGCGAGACGCCGTACTGACGCAAAACAACAACCTAGTGGTCGTCCTATCAGGCAGTGCCGAGTTTCATGACGCGTGGTTTGTTATCCCGCCGCGGAGACTACTCAAGGTTGTTATGGCACTGACCGGCACTGGGACATCCGCAGCGGTGGCGGCGATTGGCGATCTCCGTGCCACGGATATTTCTACAGCTGGTGACACGATCGGAGCGCAGGCCATCCTCTATGCAGGATCGACGACGGCGCGGCCGTCGGAATTTCAAGAGGTACTCGTGCAATCTGGAGGGATCATGGTGATGGGCACGGCCACTGCGAAATTGTGGGTATCGGGCTTTTCATGGTGAGGGGTGTGACAATGCGGAATATTCTACCTGGCTTACTGATCGCGCTGCTCCTTCCGCACACGGCTTACGCAGTGCCGGATCGCATCATCGGCACCGAAGCCGGAACTGGTGTGATGGAGGAAATGACACCGGAGGACGCCGGCGCGTTGGTTGGGGTGGGCGGACAGGGGCTTGACGCCAATTTCGATGTGACGACCGGTAACGTGATTACCGGAGCCGACGAATCGAAGCCGTTCACGATCTACGGCAGCGGCGGGCAAACCACGAGTGGCGTAGTGATCTACAGGCACTCCAGCGGTAAAACGGTGATTCGTTGTGTGGAGGCCACGGTGATCGGACCGTGCGATGTCTCAGTAGAGCTCACGACCGGAAAAGTGTGGGGCGTCAAAAACAACGGCGGCACGTACATTCTCAAATTGGATGAGTCAACCGGAAAATTCAGCACCTTCACGGTTGATGGGGAAGATTCCGGCGTCAGCATTACGCTCTACAACAAACTCTGTGGGGGCGACCTTGTCGGTGTTGATCCAGCCTCTGGTACAGCCGGCCACATTTGGAACAAGGATCCGCTATCGACCGCTCCGACCGCGACGGCGGTCACCGGGACCAATATGACAACAGGAGTTGCAACCTTCCCGGACTCAGACGGCGACTACGGTGTCGCACTCACCTGCGAGCTTCCGTCTGGATTTACAGGCGCTGTCGATGCCGTGGTTTGGTGGAAGACGACCGGCAGCGGGAATGCACGATTTCAAATCGCAACGAAATGCTATGCCGATGACGAGGCGGACGATGCGAGCATGAACACAGCCTCTGTGGTCACTGCCGTGGCCGGCACGTCAGGGCGGCCAAACCGGCAGGCCATCACGGGCATCACTGTCACGGGGTGCGCTGCCGGCGAGCTGATGCGGTTCAGGTTTTTCAGAAATCGTACTGAGGCCAGCGATACGCTGAACGCGGCGCTCGATGTGGAGAAGGTGGAGCTATGGGGAAGAAATACATACTGATAATACTGGCAGCTTATTGGCTGAGTTTAGGCCTACTGAATACATCTGCCCGGGCGGCGATTGCCGAGCTGTCAGGCCAGCGGGCCACCATCACGGAATGCAACAATTGCGACACGCTTGCGGTCGCGTATCCAGGCAATGTGACGGTCGGTGATCTGTTGGTGATTGGTGGAAATACCTATGACACCAACGGGACGACTGACTATACGGTAACTGACACCGTAGGGACCAACTATACCATCTACGCATGTACGGCTCTGACAGAGAGTCCAAACGCGACGCCGTTTCTCGCTGTGGGCATTGCAGCGGCCAGTGGAGCCAACACCGTAACAGTGAACCCAACCATCGATGCAAGCGCGAATCAGATCGTTTTTGGAATCGGTGAGTTCTCTGGGACGGCCACCGTGAACATTCTGGATGTGAATGGAGGGTCCTCGACTGGGACAAGCACCGCGCCGGCTGATGCTCTCACCACGGTGACGGCGAATGCACTTATTCTTGGCGTAGTTGGTTTCCAAACCTCAGCGGCCGTGACGCCTGGTGGTAGTTATACACAGATATCAGAAAATCAAACCTCCCTGAATGGATTCAACCTGGCATATCGAATCACAACGACTGCCCAGGCCTATACGGTGGACTGGACGCTTGGCGCAAGCCAGGCTTGGAGCGCATGCACAATTGGGGTTAAAGAGCCGCAACCATCTGGGCTCATGATGCGGAGGCGCACTCAATGATCCACGTTGTATTTGCCATCGCTCTGCTATTTCTGGCTGAAACAGCTCAGGCGGCAATACGCTATATCAGCCCAACTGGATCAAATGGCAATACCGGCATCTCATCCGTTTCGCCGTGGCTGACGTGGGCCCATGCCTTCGCCAATACGTCGTGCGGCGATACCCTTATCGTTATGAGTGGGACCTATACAGCAACGCACGGGGCGTCCAACGTGACCAAAGTGTGCACTTCATCGACCGTCTATTTAATCAAGGCGCAGAGCGAACGAGCAGCATATATTGATGGGAGTTCCGGTACCTTCATCCCGTTTACCGTGAGCGGGGCCGCCTACATCACCGTGGATGGTCTACGGGCACGAGGGGGAGATTTAGCCCCAGCCTCCGGCGGGGTCAATACCGGAGTCTGCAATGTCTACAACTCTACGCATATCACGTTTCGACACATGCTGTGCACCCACCCGAACCGATACCGCAATGCCGGACATGTCTATTTATTTTACAACACGACGGATTCGCTGCTGGAGGAAAACGAAGCGTACTATTTTCATCGCCATGGATTTTATATAGGGTCAAGTAGTCACAGAAATACAATTAGGCGAAACTACTGCAACGGGAGGAATTATGATGATTTGAGCGTGGCGGGCGTAGAGAACCCCACGGATGGACCGAGTGAGGTAGGGCCTGACGATTGCTACATTGTGTATCCAGGTAACGACAATGTGTTTGAAAACAACATTGCTGAAGGCGATCAACTGAAATGTTATGCGGTCGAGGCGATCAATCCGGGGTCGATTCGGAATAAATTCTACGGAAACATCTGCCTTGGCGGGGCGTGGAACGGTATTTCGCTGGATGCGCGAGGATCTACGAGCGCAACCATGCCGACAGACACATACATCAAGGACATGTTTATCGAGGGAACTACGAACCACGGAGACACCACGCAAACAGCCTCGACCTATCGATTCAACGCGAACAAAAACACATCGTGCATCAATTGCACGGCCATCGGAACAGTTGGTGGGTTTGCGGTCGACCGGATCGCATCACAGCCCGGCGACGGGATCTATTCAGCGACACTTACAAACAGTTTAGCCCTTAACGTCACGCGTGCTCCAGGGACGTTCTCCGAGAGCACCGGCTACGGATTTCGCATCGCCGGCGTGATCGGCGCTTGGACCGCAACAAACATCAACGCCTACAACAGCGAGAACGCTAACTACGATCCCAGCACACACGCTAACTACGATCCACTTGATACGCCGACGAGCACTGATCCTGGCATGGGTACGTGCAAGGTCTGGCGGCCAGCCGGATCGGCAGCCAAAACAAATAATTGGGGAGCGGATATTCTGTTCCGATACGAAGCGGGTATTCTGACGACCATAAAATTATGGAATTCAGTCACAGGGGAATTTCCTCATGGTGCGTTTGTTGCTGGGGTGAACACTATTTCCGGCAGCAGTCCATTCGATGTACATGAACGATTGAACATCAATAGGAACGGCTGCTCATTCCCGGCAGGATATGGAGGGAGCAATCCTACGAACCCATCAAACGTCGTCGCAACGACGAATCTAGACGGATCTCACGTGCAGGTGGTGAATGCAGGCGTGGATAGTTTGATTGTGGCCGTCCTGGTGCAGCACAATGAGTTCGTGGTGGCCGATCCGCTCACGCTCACAAGCAGCTGCGGCTCGGAGTCCATTCCGGCGTTGACGGCTGTCTGGTATTCAGCGTCCGGGAACAAAAGTATACGTGTGTTTGGAAAACTGAATCCGACGGCAGGCACCTGCACCATCACCCCGACATTCAGCAGCGGAAATGTGAGCGGATGGGTACTGATTTCAGTGACTGAGGACAACGTGGCGAGTTTCGGCAACGTGTCGGCTGCCAGCGGGTTGAGCGGCACGCCAGCCAGTACGGTGGCTCTGAATACAGGGGACCGCATTCTGAATTTTCTCACGACCAGCTCACTCCCGCCGATCAGTGCAGGTGATAATCAAATTCTATTGACGGATACGGTGCATACCACGAAAGATCTACGGGGGGCCCTTTCTACACAGCTGGGAACATATGGTGGCGTGATGGACTACACGTTAGGATCGGCCACGGAGTGGATCACGCAAAATATCGTACTAGCAACCGGCGGCGGTGGGACAGGCTCAACATTTCGGGTGAGCAACTACCGCATTGATGGGCTGTTAGGGGTTACCGAAAATACAGAGGTGACGCTGGGCGCACTCGGTACACAAAATCAGCCAGTGCAAATCGGCACCTCTGGTGCATTTCGATTGCGAGTAGAGATCATCGCCGAGACGGCCCCCTCTACGATCACCGGCACATCGCTGCATTGCAGGAAGAATGGAGGTGGGTATGCTCAGGTCGTAAATGCCTTTGGCAGTAACGTGATTCGGTTTTATGGGGCAGGGGTGGAACCCAATATTCCGATACACGATACACCGACGGCGCAAACGTTTTCAGGATCATTTACCGCCGGACGAACGTGGCGTGACGGTGGCGCCACGATGGTCTTAGGTGTAATCAGCGCTAATTTTCGTACAGAGATTGATTATCAATTGGTGCTTGGGAATGGCATTGCCGGCGGCGATACCGTGGAATGCGAAATCAGGCGCGATGATGGATCAACACTCGGGACACATACGGTGCGCCCGACCGTGACGGCGGTGAGCGGACAGGCGGCGATGGGGTATTGATGATAGTCAGTAGGTTATAGTACTTAAGTGGAGGATGTCATGCTTATAAAGAGACTGTATCAGAAGCCGCAGGGGTGGGTGGCGCAGTATAACCACCCTGATTCTGCTGGCCGGCTGCCGAATCCGCATCGGGCGGAAGGGGCGCTGCTCAATCCCCCATCGCTTGATCGTCTGCACATCTGCCATACCGGCCTGGATGCCGAGCAGCATTTCTCGGAGAGGTTGGTCACGCGCGGGCTTGAGGAGGGCTGGATGGCGCGGCGCGGCAGTGCGCTGACGGTCTATGCCACGCCGCAGAATCTTACCT